ATGTTGTAAATAGTCAGCGATAGAATACTGTGCTCTTGTTGGTGAAGGAAGATCTAACTCCTCCCACAAAGCTTGTAGGAAGAGTTTAAAATCATCTTTCAGGGCGGTTACGGCATCTGTCATGCTTTTCTAACAGGTTTAAAAGTTGATAACTTTTCTCTGTAGTAAACTTCTCCAGTTTTAGGATCTGTTACTTTTTCAAGATCACTAGGAATTGCTGCCATTGTCTTCGCTTTAGGGGAAGACTTCATTTTACCTTTTCTTGGTCCTTGTGCCATTTACTCAGCTCCTCGTAATTGTTTGTCTTCTTTTAATTCTTGTTTAATTTCAGCACGACCATAACTTTCAGGATCTGGATTACCAAAATCATCTAGTTCTTTACCATATCTAGCTCTATTTGTTTTCATATCAGAAATCGCTTGCTTCTTTAATTTACTATATTCTTTATTCAATCTTGCAGCTAATTCTTTATTACCAGCTTTTCTAGCAGCGTTTCTTTTATTCCAAGTATCCATTAATTGATCTCTTAATTGAATATCAACAGCTTGCCAAGCTTCTTGTAATAACTCAGCTTGTTCATTCATTGGGACTATTGTATCATCAACTGCTTGTTGAAAATCTGCAGCTAAATCTTCAATTGTTTCGAATTTTTTAATTCTACTTTGTTCCATTTTTAATGGACTATTTGTAGAAGGTTTAGCTCTAGTTTTACCTCCTTTTCTTATTCCTGTTTTTGGAAATGCTTGTGATCTAGGTTCTAATCCAATACTTCTGATAAATTCATGGAATTCATTATGAGGAATACGTTCAAACATCATCATTGCAGATTGTCTATCACCTGCAGGTACACCTTTATCTAAGGCATAACGATGTAAAGCTATAATATCTTCAGGACTAGCTTTTTTAGCATCTACTAATTCCCAAGCTCTTTGAAAATAAGGTACTGAGACAGCTTTATTAAATCTATGATGAAATTCTTTTGCAATAGGATTAGCAGCTAGAGTTTCTTCATATACTTTATAAGGTTCTCTAAGTTTAGAAGATAATTGATAAATTCTTTTATCACCAGAAATTAATTCAGGTCCAGTAGATAAAGCACTAATACCTGTATCTTGGCCTCCTCGAGCTTGTAATTTCTTTTCACCTTCAGCTCTTAAGTCTGTAAGTTCATTAACTTGAGATTCATATTTAGCATTAGCTTGCTGTAACCCATTAGCTTTAATAGTATCTTCATTTAACTGATTCATACTACCATCACTAATACGAGCAATCTCATTTAAAGCACCTGGTTCGCCTTGGGTAGCCTGTGTTATGTACTCCCCAAGATCTTGAGCTTCACCTCTTTTAATATAATTAACTAACCCTGGTCCTTCTGTAGGATGTATACCACCCATTGTAACAAAAGTATGTTGAGGAGATTTAGGTTTAAATCCAAATGCTTTAACAATAGTATCAGCTTGGTCAGTCGGAAGACTTCTTAAAGCTTTTTCAGCTCCAGTTTGGATAGCTGTACCAGCAGCTTTAACTCCAGTTTCAAACAGTTGACCTGTTATAGACATATATTACCTCCTTATTCTACGTCACGCCAAGTATCAGGGCGTGTCTTCTTTTTCCTTTTAGTTTTTAATGTACCAGCTTTACGTGCTGCTTTCCAATCCTTATGGCTTTTTTCTAGTTTTGAGATAGCTTCTTCTCCATGTATTTCTACATTCTTAGCTCTCATACGATCACGTGCGGTGAATTTCTTCTTAGAAGTACCTTTAGAAGATTTGTTAGATTCAGATGTCTTTGTCTTACCAGTAGATGAAGATGTGGTTCCTGTACCTTGAGATGTACCATATGTACCTCCCTTTTTAAATTCTGACTTAAATTCTTCTTTTGATTTTTTACCACGTGCTACCTTCCACATAGCATCTTCTCTATCTTGCCTCCACTTCCTACACTCTTTCATAGACATCTTACTTTTACCTGAAAGCTGTCTAAATCCTCTATCTAATAAATCGTCAGCAGCCATTCCTATACCAAATTGAGCACCACCTTTAAGTAAACCTTTTGCATGTTTTAATCCTTTTATATTCTTACCAATTCCTACGCCTTTTTGAATAGCCCTAGTTCCTTTAGCAGCTTTTCTTGCTTTTTTAGTCAAATCGTCTGATGGCATTCTAGTTTTCGATTTGAATTGCTGCCCTGTGGGTGTTGGGGTTCTCTTAACCTTTCTATTGAAATCTCGAATAGCTTTTTCTTGGTTAAGCTTTTCACCTCTTTTCGCACCTCTTTCCATGGTTTTTTGTAACCAACTCTTCTTCGCTGCTTTTTTAAACTTATTAACTTTAGGTGCCTTTTTCTTATCAAATGGATTTTGAGCAGCTTTTGGTTTAGCCTTACCCTTAATTTTAGGCTTAACTTTAGGGTTAACTTTAGTAGACTTAGTTTTAACTTTTAACTTAGATTTTTTATAATCATCATCCCAAAAATCTGATCTATCAATCTTTCCTGAATCTCTTTGAAATGTTTTAGATTGTTTTTTTAAATCAGATTTTCTTGTTTTCCTTTTAGAAACTGCTTGGCCTTTATATCGTGTGGCAGAGCTTTTGTTAGGTGGCGGTACGTTTTGTCTAGTGTAAGGTTTTCTTTTAGCCATTAGTTAATCCCAATCAGAACTAAATTTAGATTTCTTTGAACTTTTGGCGGTTTGAGATTTAGGATACTTTTTAATGAATTGAGCTTTTGTCATACCTCCTTTTTTCATTTTTTGGAAATCTTGATTCATAGATCCAGTTTTTCTTAATGAAGTTTTAGAGTGACCAGCCTCTACTAATTTTTTTTGAATCTTACCTCCAGCAGTACCTTTCTTAATATTCTGTGTAATCCCTCTGTTTTGTATTCCTTGAACTGGATTAGAATCGCTATTCCATGCTTTTTGAATTTGTAATGCAGTTTTTTTAAGTCTTTTTAATACCATGATTAAGTGATGCGTAATTTCTTTTTGTTTTTTGTTTCGACAGCTCGGTTTTTAGCTACCGATTCCCAACCATTTGTACCATTGCCGTCAATGTTATGACCAGCTTCTACTGGTTGGCCTTTGGGTTTTTTGATGCCTTTACGTTTTAGCTCATTTCTTAAGTTATCAGCATTCCGTCTGATTCTTTTAGCTTTCTCCGTTTGCATCCATCTTTTAGCGGTGGTTTTCTTTCCACCGTTAGCGTATCTAGCTTCGCTTGCCATATAACCTCCGATTAACAAGATCAGGGTCTACCTTTGGCATTATCCGATTTAACTTGTCTAGGGGGTTACCATCATATGCTACACCACTTATATCATTGGCTTTTAACCAATCAC